ATAAATAATAAAATGCAAGCTATACAAATAATCTCTCAAGACCTGTTTGACAAAGTCCGCTCTCGTTTCTCAAATTTAGAAATGGGCGATGAAACAGGCGCAGTTACTATTGACCCTGCAGAGGCTCGTTTCTTTGATTTTGACTTCGTATTAGAAGGTAATAATCTAGGGCGTGTTAGCATTAGCCTTAATGATCTAGGTAGCTTAAAAGTTTATTATAGCCAAGGCATTACAGAAAATCAAGATGACCCTGCTAAAAAAGAGTGGTACAGTTTCTTAAAAGAAATGAGATTTTTTGCCATGCGAAGATTACTGAGATTTGATACTAGAGACATCGCTAAAACAAATCTTGACAAAAACGATTTTCAACATCTTGCTACTACGCAAGGCCCCAAGGAAGAACCTATGACAAACACAATGAATGAATCACGCTGGAATCAAAAAAGCACAAAGAAAACTAGCCGTGCAGTAAAAGGACAAACAGAAGTTATTGTTCGCCATGCTAGAGCAGTAGATGAAATGTATCCAGGTGCTCGTAGTCAAAAGAAAAACATCAAGGCAATTTTTATTCAGAATCACGATGGGGAAAGATTTAAGTATCCTTTCATTCACCCAGCCGGTGCATTCGCTATGGCACAACATGTAGATCACGGTGGCATTCCACATGATCCAGCAGGCAAAGCAATTATTAAAATGAGCGAACAAATTGCTCAACTACAAGAATTTCAAAGAAAAGTACACAAAGCCACCTTGCACGATGACGCAACAGGAATTACAGAGCGTGCCTTAGGCCGACTAAATGAACTCAAAGCAAGGATGGAATCATTAGGCAAACGCCAACACTATGAACAATGGATGGAAGAATTTAGCAATCAGGCACCCATGGATGACGGTCTAGAGATGGATGAAGTCACCATGGAAGAATACAAACAAAAATTTACACAAACAAATTTCCAAGAAGAACTAGCCGCATTTTTCCCCTTGCTACATCGTATCATGAGCGAGACTAATAATATTGATTTAGAATCGTATGTAGGTGAAGACAAGCATGAAGAATGTGAAACATGTCACAGTGATCCATGTGAGTGTGATGATGAAGTTAAGGAAGATGCATTTGATGCATTTGAAAATTGGGCCGAAGCAGTTGAGCAAGGTAAACTAGCAGATGATCAAATTGAAGAATTAAAAAATGCTATTATGCAACTGCCACAAGGTGATGATGGTCCCAAATTAGATCTAGATCATGCAATTGCCACAAGGCCAGGATGGTCCAAAATTAGATCTAGGTCCAGACGGTCAAACAGCAGTTCAATTCTTTCAAGAGTTTGGATTAGATGATTCTGATCTAGAAGAAAAACTCAAAGACATGGCCAATGTTGACGCAACTACTGACGCACTCGAAGTGTTCAAACTATGGGCTAACGAAGACTATCCTGAGCTAGCCGTGGCATTGGGCATAAGTGACACAGGTGGACAACCAGAAGCAGATGCAGAACAACCTGTAGCAGAAGGTCCAGGCCTCATGGTTAATGGTAAAGAAATTGACATGCGAAGTTTAGAAATTGATGGTGTTGATCCTAGAGATTATCCAGATTTCAGTGATGCATATATCAGTTATGCACTATTCACTGATGGTACAGAATTAAATGATCAAGAACTAGAACAATTAAATGACGAGCACGGTGACCTTGTACACGAGTTGGCTTACGACAGTTTACATGAAAACGAAGAAGCAGGTGGTCCTGCAAATACAATGATGAGCAAAGAGAATGTAATCAAAGAAGTGGCAAAATTAGTAAAAAGCAGATTCAACGAAGACAACCCAGATGTAGGTCCATTCAATGGCAAAGAAAATATTGCACTAGATGTTAAGAAAAAATGCAGTGAAATGTTTGGTGACCAAGTAGGCGAACAGGCAGAACAATTGGCAATGGAATTTATGGAAAAACTCAGCAAACGTTGGGAAGAAAAACACGGGCACATTGAAGATGACGGTTTGGCAAGACTAAAAGAATTACTAGGCAATGTAAAATCTAAAGTAGAAAGCATGGGCGATGTTGGAGGCCATCCTGGCAACAATATCATGAGTGCAGAAGGTGATGACAAAGACAAACCACCATTTGACCCACCTTATAAAAATGTAGAACCACATAAAGATCAATACGGAAATCCGGTAAAACATGTAGCAAAACATTTGGCAAAACAAGGAATGAAACAAGCTATGGATGCCAAAGAAGATATCTTAAGACTAGCAGGTTTGGCAAAATAAATCATTTTTTGCAATCATAAAGGTTGCAATGATAAATAAAACTGTGCATACTAAACACATGCACAGTTTTTCTTTTTAGTCAGTTGGCTTTAAAGAAGAGGCATAATATAACATTTATTAAGGAAAAACATTATGGCAACTTTAGCAGAAATCCGTGCGAAGCTACAAGCTTCAACTCAACAAAACTCCGGCAACGGCGGAGGTGACAACGCAATTTTCGCCCATTGGAATATTGCAGAAGGACAAACAGCAACAGTCAGATTCCTTCCTGACGCAGACCCAAACAACACTTTTTTCTGGATTGAACGAGCAATGATTCGATTGCCTTTCGCCGGAGTTAAAGGTGACACAAACTCCAAGCCAGTAACTGTGCAAGTACCTTGTATGGAAATGTGGGGCGAGTCTTGTCCAGTCTTAACAGAAGTGCGTCCTTGGTTTAAGGATCCTTCATTGGAAGATATGGGTCGTAAGTATTGGAAGAAAAAATCATATTTGTTCCAAGGCTTTGTAGTTGATAGCAAGCTACAAGAAGACAAAACTCCAGAGAATCCTATTCGTAGATTCATCATGAGTAGCCAGATTTTTAACATTGTTAAAAATGCGTTGATGGATAGTGAGATTGAAGAATTGCCAACAGACTATGTCCGTGGCTTGGATTTTAAGATTGCTAAAACCAGCAAAGGTGGTTATGCTGACTACACAACCAGCAGTTGGTCGCGTCGTGAGCGTGCTCTTTCAGAAGCAGAACATGCCGCAATTACGCAGTATGGCTTGTTTGATTTGAAGAGTTTCTTACCAAAGAAACCCACTGATGTTGAACTCAAAGTCATCAGCGAAATGTTTGCCGCATCAGTAGATGGCGAAGCATATGACATGGATCGTTGGGGTCAATACTTCAAGCCAGATGGTATGAAGGGTAATTATGCACCTAGCGCCAATGCAGCTCCTGCTCCGGCAGTAGCGGCAGCACCCAGGGCAGTAACACCAGTATCTGCACCTATTGAGGATGATGAAGTCCCTTTTGAATCAGCGGCTCCTGCACCAGCGGCAGCACCCGCGGCAAGTGGTGATGCTGGAAGTCGTGCGGCAGACATTATTCAGATGATTCGTAATCGTCAAAAGAATATTACTCCTTAAAAAAATGTCGGATACACTGGCTTATGTGTATAAATGGACCCTATATACCATTTAATGTTGGTATATAGGATCCCGCACAGCCGTCTGTGTAATCCAGATGATGGATATCTGTTGTAAATTAAAAAAGGAATAAAATGGCAAAATCATTTGATATTAGTAAATTTAGAAAATCTATCACTAAAAGTATTGATGGACTCGGAATTGGATTTAACGATCCTACAGACTGGATATCAACAGGTAACTATGCCCTAAATTATCTTATCAGTGGTAACTTCAATCATGGAGTTCCACTGGGCAAGGTAACTGTATTTGCCGGAGAATCTGGTGCAGGTAAATCATATATCTGCTCCGGAAATATTATCCGTCATGCACAGGAACAGGGTATATTTGTTATTCTTGTTGACTCAGAAAACGCACTTGATGAGAAATGGTTGAAAGACCTAGGCGTTGATACTAGTGATGAAAAGTTGTTGAAACTTAACATGGCTATGATTGATGATGTGGCAAAAACTATTTCAGAATTCATGAAAGAGTACAAACTAATGCCCGAGGAAACTCGTCCAAAGATTTTGTTTGTAATCGATTCACTGGGCATGTTGCTTACTCCTACTGATGTAAATCAGTTTGAAGCAGGCGAAATGAAAGGTGATATGGGCCGTAAACCTAAAGCACTTACATCACTTGTTCGTAACTGTGTAAACATGTTTGGTTCGTGGAATGTTGGTATGGTTTGTACAAATCA